TATGTGTTCTTCTATCCGCTTCAACCGCAGGAGTTATCATTCAAACATATAGATTGGGAAGCAGTAGAAGGCAACTTGACGAGTATAGAATACAACTTGAAGCTGCTAGAAACCAACAACAAATACTTACAGCAACAATTGAGCAATGCCAATCAACAATTGACCAATGCTCAGAAACAGTCGGAAGAACAAGCGAAATACTCAGCCAAACTACAAATTCAGTTGGACAACTTAGAGAGCAAATACGAGAAATCAGAGAGAGCTATGAAACTATGGAGAGGTGCTTGCGTAATTACTACAATAACCACAATTACCGCAGTAGCAATAGCGTTGAAGTAGGAGAATAATGAAATGGGAACCAGACATTTACTTAAAGCAGCCAAGAGAAAAGACAATGAATTCTACACCAGATTGGAAGATATACAAAAAGAGTTGGACAGATATGATTTTTCTAACTTGGTAGTAGGATTACCAGCAGATACAGAGCAGTCAGCATTTGTTGATTACTTCACCAACTATAATAAAGCAAAGAAAGTAAAATACTGGCAAGACTTATTGAATGAAGAAACGTACAATGATGTAGATGTTATTATTACTAATCCACCATTTAGCCTATATACAGATTACTTATACCTATTGGCAAAGTTGAATAAGCCATATTATTTGGTAGCACCGATTGTTATACATAGGAAACCATTTTGCTTGTTGCCATATGTTAGAAGCGGATGGAACCGTATAAATCATTTCAGCAATACAGATAAGAGTGTAGCTTGTATGTGGATAACTAACTTTCCAGAAGACCGTCCAGTTTTTATTCCTGGAATAGAGAAGACTATCTATACCCATAATAGGAATGGATTGAATGTAGTAGATAAGTGTAAGGACATAGGGAAAGACTTCAAGACAATCCCTAATCTTTGTTTGCCAACTACTTCATTCCTTAATAACTATGATTTATATGGGTGCTTTGACCAGACTTCTTTCCTTATCAATAGGCCAAAAGGACAGACAAGTGAATTGGTCATAAAAATAGGGAATGTTAGGGATGTTCAGACTTATAAGATTATGCCTTGTGATAAAGCGTATTTCGCAAAGATAATATTAAACTATGACCCCAGTTTGTTGGTGGAATATGATAGAGGAAAAATAGAGGATTGGAATAGGAGAGTGAATGATGGACACTAATGAGTATTTTTTGGAATTGAAGAAGGATATTGACAAGCATTGGGAAGAAATCTTCCTATTGGCAGTAGATGTATGCAAATCCTGTGTCCTAAAATATGCCAGACAGCATAAGCTAAGCTTCAAGGATGATTACGTATATGATATTTCAGTAGAAGCAGCCAGCAAGGTAATGAAGAGGATAAAGGACGGAAAGGATGTCCAATACTTCATTACTTATTGCTGGCTTCCTGTTTGGGATTTGCTTGCAGGAAAGAAACAGCAGAGGATAGACAATGAGCAGTCTTGGGACTTGCTCAATGAGAATGATTTGGAGATAGAGGATAAGGAAGGGAATGACATTTCGATGATTATCAACAATCTTACGATATGCACCTTGCAAAGAAGCAACGATTGCAACAATATATTGGTAAGGGCAGTTAAGCCCCACGCTACCACCTTTAAGGAAGTGATGGTATTTTTGGACATTCTCTATACTATATATGGCATAGATTATGTATCCATCTATTTGGAGAACCCCATATGGAACAAGATACTGGGGAAATTCTATTTGTTGAAGAGTGATGAAAAGCAATACTATGGCAGAATTTCAGAGAACCTGCCAGTAGTAAGAAAATATAGCAGAGGAGAATAATATGAAGAAGATTAAGAATGTGTTCAGGTTTCCAAGTGATATGTATGTTTCCCCAATTGGCAGTTATGTAATAAGCTGCTTCTTGCTTAGTGGTGATAGCACCAATGAAGTAGCCATTAGTGGAATCAAAGCCAGATGGGCAACCGCAGTCAGAAGGAAGAAGAAGTTTGATTTGTGTGATTTGCAGGGAATAGCAGACTATTTCCATGTGCCATATACACTTGAACCAATCGCAATGGTTCAGTCAGAATACAATATCCTGTTCTTGCCTTATGATGGCAACCAATTATACCCAATCAGGGAAGATGGATTCATCAACCATACAATGACAGCAGGCAAGATATATCCATTAACTAATAATAAGGAGGTTGGAGATGTTCTTCAACAAGCAGAATAAGGAAATCAAGGAAGCCGTAAGAAAATACGAGCAGAAGCTTCTTCAAGAAGAGAAGATGAAGCAGAGGCTTCTTTCCAAAGATATGGACTACCAATATTTGGAAGAACTCTTGAAGAGATGTGAGAACAACCGAGACCTTATTATAGAAATAGATACAGCAGACCATGCTCATTTGACTATTAGAACCAAGAAGGAAATTCCAAAGCAGAGCAACGGTGCTATTTTTGATAGAGAGGATATATGAAAGCAGTAAAAGCCAAGCGTGGCAGTAAGACAGAGAAAGCGATACAACTCAAAGATGGAACTCTGGTATTTGATAAATACAGGGATGTAGAGGATATACTATACAATGCCTATTCAGAGAAGTTCCAGACAGGGGAAACTACCGACAACACTTGGCTTGCCAAATTTGTGAATGAGAATCTGGACAAGATTAAGAAAGGAATCACTATGGATCCAACTACTGCTCCAAATGCTCTTAGGGAAGTGAATAAGATTGCCACCAAGACCGCAGAGTATGTAAGGTCTAAGCAGACATTTGATACTGATTTGTCCAGATACTTGTTGCAGAAGCAATTGTTCCCTTGGCAGAAGAAAGTATTTGAGGACACTTCCAAGAAGAAATCATTATTGGCAGGGAGACGTAGCGGAAAGAGCTTTCTTATCAACTATTTGGCAATCAGCCACTGTTTGGAGAAATCAGCCAAGCAAAGACAGGCAGCCATAGTTGGACTTACACTGGAAAGAACCGCTTCCATCTATTGGGATAGCTTGAAGGAAGCAGTAGCCAAATGCCACATAGAACACAAGGTTGATAATGCCAAGTACAGGATTACTTTCAGCAACGGCAACTTCATAGAATTGTTTGGAAATGGTTCCAAGGCAGAGAGGGAGAAGTTCAGAGGATTTGACTTGTCATTTGCCGCCATAGATGAAATGCAGTCCCAGCAAGGATTGATGTATTTGATAATAGACGTAATTGGCCCAATGCTTAAAGGACAGGATGGTGATTTGGTTTGCGCAGGAACTGCCCCACTTTCAGCAGGTACTTACTGGGAGCAGATAATCAATGATGATGTCTATACTTCTTTCCACGCAACTATGGAAGACAATCCTACCATTCCTGACCATGAGAATGCCTTGCAGACTATTCTGGAAGAGAACCATTGGACTAAGGACAATATTACTTATAGAAGGGAATATTTGGGTGAGGTAGCCTATGATACCAACAGAATGATATACCCAAAGAGAACCTACTACAAGGAATTGCCAAAGGAACAGTTTGTAGCGTGTTATATAGGAATAGACTATGGATGGGCAGACTATTCTTCATTTGCTCCTATTCTTATCACCAACAATAAGACAGGATATTTGATTAATGAGTGGAAGGAGAACAAAACTGCTTCTTCTGCAATAGTGAATAAGATGAAGGCATTGGTAGAATCAATCCATGCTACCTATAATATTCCCAATGAGAACATTAAGTTGGTGGCAGACAGTTCCCACCAGCAAATATCCTTTGACATCTACAATCAGGGAGTAATCAACATAGAGAATGCCTATAAGCTGGGAGAGAATTACCAGATAGCAAGAGTTGCAGAAGCTTTGGAAATAGGCAATCTTCTAATCAAGGAAGGTGATTACTTTGACCAAGAATGTAATTCGATGGTCTGGAAGTGGAATGATGAGAATGGAACGGTTATCTATGAGATAGATGACAAGACCTTCCACCCAGACATTGCAGACAGTGTTAAGTATGCTTGGAACACCTACCTGTCAGAGAATTTGTATTAGTTATAAATAGGAGTAAAAAATGAAAGGAACTTATAGAAGTGAAATCGAAGGAATGCTTGATTGTATTGGTGCTTCTCAGTTGAAGAAAAGACTTGGTGCTTGCTTTACACCAAAAGCATATGCAGAAAAAGCAGCAGAATATGTTAAGAACATAGTTGCTAACCTTTCACCAGATACAGAAGATTATTTGATTATTGATAGATGTGCTG